GCCTATCTGTAGGGTTATCGTAATTCCATCCAGAACTATTTGTACTCATAATGGCATGCTGCCTCTATCGCTAACAATTTTTTTAAACTTTTCATGAACGTTCTTTGCATGAAGTTTTCCATCAACAGGTTGCTTGTCAATTCTAGTTACACTAGCTTTTTTTAATTCTTTTTTTAGTTCTTTTTTAGTAACCATTACTTCTTTCTCCCTAAACCACAAAGTTAAAATCCATTTATCTCCTTCACTAGGAGGTAGACCCATATGCAATGAGGCTGGATGAACTATTTTATTTTCATCTAAGTTTCCAAACATCAAAACTCTTCCTTGAACAGCTTGTGTTGCAAAACCTAAAACAGGAAAAACTGTGCCACCACCATCACTTACATCATTAAGATAAGTAATCATAGTGACACAGCGGTTTCCACCTTCTTTTATTTTGGAACTTTCTGGCATTTCGTCCATTTCCTCAGGTAAAAATGCGTCATAGTGAGGTTTGTACTCCTGACCAGGCTGATACCTTTGAATAGATACAGGTTCCAACCTGGCAGGAGGAAGAGCACACATACCAGATAACGCTTCAATAACACCATCTAATACTTTGTTGTCGCCATAACTAATGAATATTCCTTGACTTGTTCTTGCTTCGTCTTGGATATATTTACCGTCACGGTTTATTAGATTAGGAGCTAGCCCTTTATTTTCGGCAAACTCTATTAAGTGCTCACATAAAGCTGGTGAAAGCACATTATCTTCTACAACAATGGTAGGAGTGTTATTGTATTTTATCATTAAGCGTCTTTTATTCCTATTACTGCTGCATTTGCTAGACCATTCTTTGCACGAAGTCCGTACTCTGCAATCATTAATTGCTTCACAGAGTCACCTGTTTTCGCCAAAGTTTCTGTCTGGAATGGACGTAGATAGTCAATTGACCAGAAATCATAGTCGAAGAAATACAGTTGGTTAGGCAAGCACAAACGGCTAGGAACTACTTTCAATGTACCAAAGTCTGTTACCAGAACATCAATAGCATTAACAGCAGTAGCTGGTGCATCGCCAGGCGCATCTTTTTGAATGTCAGCTATAACAGAACCGCCAAGCGCACTAATTTTTTGCTTGAGGCTAGCATCACACATAATTTCAGAAGGTTCTCCGCCAAGTGTATACACTCTTTGCATAGCAAGGTTAATCATTGCCATGGTAAGAACAGCATCAGAACCAGATGGACTTGCTTTGGATGTTCCATTAGGAAATCCAGCAGATGGCGATCCTTGGTTTACGATACCAACTACAGGAGAAGCCGAACCATCAATGATGTTTGACGTTCCCGCAGCAGCCGTACCCAGCCAAGACATTACAGCAGCCGTTTTACGAGCTTCAGTAGAATCACCAGCAGCGGCTAGGTCTTCAGAGAGCATCATTTTTTCCATGTCTCTTTTTATTTCCTTTGCGCGCTTGGCCAATTGGTAGGCTTGGGATGAGCGTCTTCCCGCAAAATCTACCGCTTCGGCTGTTCCTGATGTTTGTACTGCTTTGTAACTTATTTGACAATAGTTCTGTAAGCGGCGTGGCTCAGATACTGCTAGAGCACTCATGTTGTTATCGCCTTCGAGCTGTTGGTTAGCTGCGGCGGCGGCTAACTCATCCGTTTGCCACTCAAATAATGTATTGTCGGCTGACCCTTTGCCTACACTTGAAACAAATGGTGTATCCATTGGGCTGATATTATAGATAATTTCACTCAAATCTTCCCTTATGCCTACGGCACTATAGGTCGTGCGAGTGTTAGTTGCGATTGCCATTAAAATGACTCCTTATTATTATTATAGTTCTACATAATCCATAAACAGACTAGCTGCATCTTCCGGTTTCCCTGTCTGTTTTAGACGCTTCATTTGTTTAGTACGCTTAACTTTATCATTATCAGCTTTATCTGCTTTTGCTTTTGAACGAACAACTTTAGGTTTGTTTTTAACCTTCTTTGACCTTACAGTAGTTTGTTTCTTTTGCATATCTGCATATGCCTTAGCCTGCATTAAAACAATAATTGATCTATGATCGACAAGTTGATTTAACTCTTCTTGTGTATACCCTACGCTAAGAGCGAATTCAGAGACAGCTTTGGCCATTGCTTGTCTTTTTCCTGTATCAGCCCAATCAGGTATTACTTTAACCATTTTTTGATGTTCTTCTTGAATCAACCTTTGATGCTCTTTTTCAGACTCAGATTGAGCCTGTTGTTGAGCTTGAGCTTGAGCTTGCTGAAGAGATTGAACATGCTCCTGAGCTTGACGATACTCATCTCGCTTAGTTAAATATTCTTCTTTATCTTCAGATTTAAGCCTTTCCCAATCGATACGTTGGAACTCTTGTAAATGAGAGTAGTTAGTTTCAATTGCTTGTGCGACAGCATTTACGTACTGATCTCTAGCTTGTTGAGTCTGAGCAATTTCATCTTTATAGCTTTGAACTACTTGATCTATTTGCTTTCGATATTCTGCAAGTTGTTGAGTTTTCCTTGTGTAATCCGCTTGACGAGAATAACCTTTGACAAGTTCTTCTTCAGAAACTTCTTGTTCCTCTCCGTCTACTGTTACAGTATAGAGAGTTGTTTCTTCAGATTCGTCTTCAGCTTCCTCTTCAAAGGACTCTTCAGATTCTTCATCTTCTAAAGCTTCTTCTTCTGATGCTTCAACTTCTTCTTCAGCTTCTTCACTAGATGTTTCCTCTGAAACGTCTTCAGCTACTTCTTCAGACGGCGATGCTTGCTCTTCTTCTTTTTTCGGGTTCTCTATTGAGTCCATAAGTCCAAGAATAGCATCTTGTGCTTCGGTCAAACTTCCAGTTGATCGTGGTTGTTCGCCTACTAGTTGTGGGTCTGCAATGTTATCCACCATAATAATCTCCTATATTTGGTATTCCTTGAGCTTCTTCGCCATATCTCCTGTTTCCACAATAGAAGTTATATGTAAACGTATCCGTTCAAGGAGTCTTAATGACAACCAGATTTGTTCTCTGGCTTCTATTTCACTGACTCCCGAAGAGTTCCAAGAGTTCAGTAAATTCTTTTCTAGCGTTTCAAACGCTTCTATAAACAACCCATCATTGAGGAGGCGTTTTGCGTTTTCCTCTCTAAAGTCTTTGCTCATATTTAACCTATAGCAATTGGCCTATTTTGTTGGGCTTCTAATTGTAACTCAGCCGCTTTTAATCTGTTTTCTACAGCATTTTCAGCAGCTTCTTGTTGTAGTTTTTGCTGTTTTAATTGAAGATCAGCCGCTTTTATTTGAAGTTCTTGCTGCTTAATTTGCATTTCTGCCATCTTTTCTTGTTCTTGCATGTCAGGTTCGTTAGGAACCATATCAGGATCAGTTAAGAAATCATCAACATTTTGAAAGCCCATGTTTTTAATTAACGCTGCTCCCATATTATAAAGGTTTTTCTCATCAACTATTTTTAATCCACCTCTCATTGCATCTCCAGCAAATTGTAACATAGTTGTTAAGTGCATTAACTGTTGATCTCTGTTTCCATTTCCAATTCCAACTGCAACAGTACAATCCATTTTATCACGCCACATATCGGGGCGGACAGGCACCCATCGATTTCTTAGTTTAATAACTCTTTGTTTATCTTGGTTTTTCAAAACAAGTTCATATATAGACCGCATCAATTCTTTAACACCAGTTTCAGCAAAACCTCTAGCTATTAACTCAACTCTAGATTGAGCCGAAGTCATTGTAGCGTTTACTGCTGTTGCTGTTGTATGAGAAGTCAAAGCATTATCGTTTAAGCCTTGACTCATTTTGCTAACTCCACTTCTAGACTCTCGTTGCTGGTCAAGATAGTTCAACATTTGGAATGAAGACATTTCAAGTTGAGGAGTTGCTAAAGGCATAACTGCGTTAGGAGATTTAACTCTTACTACGCCTCCTGGTCGTTGTGATAACAGATCATCAAGATTAGCTTGTCCTTCTAAGACTGCATATCTTCCAAAGTTTTGATTGTACATGTTATCCATAAGAGTTCTCATTAGAGTACTCTTTAATAGTTGAAGATCCATTATTAGATCTGCAATGGATAATCCAAAGAACTTATGTGGAATTTTTATAGGAGTAACAGTTACAAAAGGAACTCTATCTACAGGATCATTTGCTAATACTTTACTACCTACAGAACAAATTTTTCTTAGCTCTGCAATACCATCTCCATCATAGTCTGTTTTGATAAATGACTCATATAGATAATATTCTCTAAGAGCTTCTTCTTCATTTTGTCCTGCTCCCCACCCATCAAAGTAGTCAGCAGATTTATCAAACTCATAACGGCTTAGTCTTTCAGAGGAGAAAGCATTTATATCATCAGCTCCTCCTCCCATTTCTCTAGGATCAAGCTCTTCATCAGGATACATTAATCTAAGTTCTGATAAAGTCTTTCTAACCCTATGACAAACAAACCTTGCGTCTTGCATGTCTTTAGCTTCACGACTAATTAAAAACTCGTCTGGAGCTACGTTTTCAATTTTAACTCTACCTGTGTAGTCAATTCTTTTTATAACTACATCATGTTTAGCTCCAAAATCATCAATATATGGAGTGTGTTCTAGAACCTCTACATCAGGAGACATAATTAATAAATTGAATTCTTGCTCATCTA